CCGAACTATTCAGAAATTCTTAACAGTTCAAGTGGGGAACGCAGATGGCAATCACTGATCCGAGGGCGGTGAAGTTTGCGAACGAGAATGCCCGTGTGGCGGCGGACTTGTTCGCACAGGGGTACTACCGCGCGAAAGCCGCGATCGACCAAGTCGACGCACAAGGGCTGGAGGCGTTGTTCCCCGACGCGGAGACCGTCGAGGACGGCGCCGACGTCGACGGTCGGTCTCGTATCACCGGGGCGCACGTCACGGGCGTGATCACCGCAATGCGAGCCCTGGTTGCGGATATGGAAGCGAACGGTAGTGCAAGGTTGACCGCGATTCTTCAAGTTGCCGTGAACACCCGGATGGCGTGATGACTGCTCCCAACGGCCCCATCCTGTTCAACAACCTGACCGGCAGTGACACGACCGATAGTGGGTTGGGTCCAGCCACTTCCGTTAACGGGGCCGGTGCGAGCACGACAGCAAGCTCGGCGGTTGTGACTGGCATCGATACGACCGGCGTTAGTGCGGGGGATCTGCTCTTTGTGGATTCTACGAGTGGTCGCAAGTTTTCAATCATTGCCAGTGTTGATAGCGGAACGCAGGCCACTTGTGACGACACGTTCGACAACACCGAAGCAAGCCGCAATTGGGGCATCGGCGGGAAGCGTGCAAACCTTAGTAATGCCGATTCCGCACGAATCTGGGCCAATGACGGGAAGACGCTGTGGGGGGTTGAGATTGAATACACGGGCACCGACTACACGATATCGACGTCGTTGGCCGTTGTACAGTTGGCATCCAACGGGCGATTCTATTTCCACGGGTCCGGGTCACAACGGCCGGTCATTGAGCAGACGTCGAACACTTCAGTTATGAGTTGTGCGGGAGTGTCGTATAATTACTGTGTGACCGTGAAGTATCTTAAAATCACCAACAGTAATGGGACCAAGACAGCAGCGTATGGAATGGTCAAAGGCAACGGCAAAACTGGAGGGTTTAACGTACACGATTGCGTCGTAGGTGATGCTACCAATACTCTTTTGGACGGTATCGCATTGGCTGGCATTGCTAGTGCAGGCATACGGGTGACAGACACCACAGTTGAAGAGTGCGCCGGCAGGGGGATCAGCGGATATGTTAGTGCATCAGTATCACGCATTATGAACTGCGTGATTCGGAATAACACTGGTCACGGGATTTACACATTGGGGGTACCTCCTGGAGTGATTTCGGGCAACTTGGTTTACGGGAATGGAGCAGATGGAATCCACCTGAACCCTGGTGGGCTTTTGGGCACTCCCACTGTGGTCGGAAATGTGATCTACGACAACACAGGGGACGGCATTGATCTGGAAGATTACAACATGGCGGCTCACGTCGTACGGAACATTGCAGTAAGCAACGGCGGGTATGGGATCAAAGCGGAGTTCTGGGAGGACGGTGTGAACGTTGCTGATTGGAATGCGTTCTACAACAACACTTCGGGGGCTCGTAATGTAATTGCAACGGGTGACAACGACATTACGTTGACCGCCGACCCGTTCGTTAATGCTGCCTCGGACGACTTCAACATCAACGACACGGCTGGGGGTGGCACATTGTTGCGTGCTGCAACGGTGACAATAACATGACCACACTTTACGTATTTCATGGGTGGATTGACGCCAGCGAGACCGGGGATACGGTGCTGTCGGTGTTCGCTCCGTGGTGGGATGCGGATGAGGATGCGGGCGGTGGCACGACGGTGTCCGCCACAACCGACACGATTGTAATAACCGGGTTGGTCGCAGGCGTCTCCGCGGGAACCACGATTGCCGCAACGACAGGCACGGCCGAGATGGCCCCCTTGGCGGCGTCGGTGCTGGCAGGGACGACGATCGGTGCGACAACCGACACAGTCGAGATGACCGGGCTGGCGGCGTCGGTGCTGGCAGGGACGACGATCGGTGCGACCACGGGGAGCCTGGAAGTCGCTCCGAAGGCCGCGAGCGTCGGGGTCGGGACGACAATCGCTTCGGCCGTGGGCACAGCAGTGCTGCAAGCCCTGGCAGCGTCGATCATTGCGACGACCACGGTGAGTGCAACGCTGGGGAGCGTGACACTGTCACCCCAAAACGCTTCCGTGAGTGTGGGAGCGAGCGGAGATCACAATACCTGGAACAGCGACGCGAACGCCGGCCGAACGTGGACCGGAGCGGATAGAGATAGAACGGCAGCGTCCGACGGTGCGGGACAACGCACCTGGGGAAAGCCAGTTGACAAGACTAGAAACCTGTAAGGGGGCGATCCAATGGCCCGAGGCGATTTCACTCTGTTCAACGAACTTGGTATTTCGTTGGCGGAATCGAAGATCAACCTGGAAACCGACACGTTCAAGCTGGCGCTGATCGACAACGTGATCACGCCGACGGCGGACGATTCCGATCCCCAGTGGGGGGCGGGTTCGGGCGTGGACTATGATGGGAACGAGGTCAGCACCGCGGGGGGATACACCGCAGGCGGATTGGCCTGCACGAACCCAGCCGCAACGCGGACCACGACCGTCACGAAGTTCGACGCAGACGACCCAGCGGTAATTTCGCAGGACGGATCGGGATTCACCGATGCCTACTGGGGCATCCTGTATTCCGACACCGCCACGAACAAGGAAGCAGTCGGCTTCCTGGACCTGGGCGGGCCGGTTTCCGAGCAGGCCGGGGCGATCACGATCACATGGAACGCGAGCGGCATCGCAACAATCACGAGAACGTAAGGCATCGCCATGTCCGTACTCTACAAACAACCAGCCGCGACAAAAGTTTTCTTCATTGAGTTTTCGAATCAACTCGTGAGCGGGGACTCCCTGGCTTCGCTCACCAGTGTCTCGGAAGCAACCGCAGCCATCACGATCGCCAGCACGTCGATCACCGGGACGAAGGTGCAGGGCACGTATTCGGGCGGGGTGGACGGAACCACCTACACGATCGTTGCCACTGTCGTGACGACGAACGGCGAAACGCTGGAACTGGAAGTATTCCTGCGGGTGATCGACACCCCGGCCAGCGTCTACACGATCAGCTATTTCACGCTCCTGGAGCGGGTCGGGCATTTCCTGTTCGGGCTACGTAGCGGGCTTACAGGTGACAATGTCACGGACTGCAAGCAGTGCATCGATGACGGTCTGCGGGACGTGTATTCGGCCCATTCCTGGTCGTTCTTCCGTCCGATCACGGAATTGACGACAACGGCTCCGTATTCCACGGGTACGATCGTGATCGCCAGCGGGGTGGTGACATTGACTGGGGGAACGTTTCCTGCTGCTTGGGCCGCGGTTGGCGTTCTGAAGCACGACGACAACTATTACGACGTCGACACCTACGACTCGGCGACGCAGCTTACCCTGGAAGACACGTCGGTCACGGATGCCGTCGCCACGACCTTCGAGCTGGGGCGGCCGGAATACGCACTGGACTCGGATTTCGAGGCGGTGGCGAACGACAGTGACCTGCATTACGAGCCAGGGCAGGCCGACTGGTACCCTCCGGTGCGGCAGCGTCACGATGCGAACATCCGGAGGATGTCGCAGGAATCCCCGTACTACGACAGGCCGATCTTCTACAGCGTGCGGACGGTGGAATTTGACGCGACGGTGGGTTCCAGGAAGCGGCTCGCGTTCCACCCAATTCCGGATGCGGCCTATGTTCTGAAGGTGCCGATGATCCTGCGTCCGATCCCGGTTGACGAGACGAATCTGTATCCTGTCGGTGGAGAGATCTTGTCACAGTTGATCACGGAATCCTGTCTGGCGGCGGCCGAGCGGAATTTCGACGAAGGCGAAAACCAGCACACCAAGCGGTTTCAGGAGTTGCTTCCGCTGGCAATTCGGGATGACCTGGAAAGGTCAACACCAACACAACTTGGGCCTGACTCGCCGCGGGGCGAAGGGTATCATGGCGTCTACGACGCTGACCACCACGCACGGGCCGTTCGAATGGGTTCGGTGACCCTGGACGGCACTATTCTGTAAGGACGAGCCAAATGCTTCTACACAAGACAAGCGTCGACATCACGACGGACGCAGGCGGGGCCGCAACGGTCTACCTTGGATCGAATATTCGCGGCAAACTGCTTTCGCTGCGGTATTACCCCGGGACCATCGCGACGGGCGGCGACCTGACGATCACCCTGGAAACGAGCGGCACGCCGGTGCTGACCGTGACCAACGCGGGGACGGCAAACCTGTCCTGGTATCCCCGTGCCTCTGCGAACCAAGTGGCCGATGCGGCGGCAATTACCGACTCGGCCGAGTACATTCCGATTGTGGACGAGCGAATTAAGGTGGTCGTCGCCCAGGGCGGTGCTACCAAGACTGGCTCGATCGAGGCGACATGGCTCGCCCACTGAGCATTTGCACCCGCGACAATGTCGCCGGTACTCGTGTTCAGTGACGTAACAGAGTTACTCCTGTTTTTGAAAGGACTGTGCAATGCCTGCACACAGAATTCTTCACGACATCTTCGAAGCGTTGACGGTTGGGGCTGGCCAAGTGGCGGCTACGGCGACATCCGACGGAACTGGCACCGGCCAACTGAAGCAGTTGCTGGCGGCCCAGTTCGTCGTACCCACCTGGGGCGCTGCGACCAACATCCTGACGCTACCGGCTCCGATTCCGGGGACGATCGTCATCATCGCGGGGGCTGCGACCGGTGGTGAACTCCGCACCAGCGCTCCGGCAACCGTCGGGATCAACGGCGGGACCGGCGCGGCTGCCGAGTCAGCGGTTGCAGCGAGCCAGATGGTCATTGCCGTCTGTGAATCGGCGACCAGCTGGAAGGCGATCGCAATCGCGTCCGACGGGACTACGGCTGGACTCGAAGCCGCTGCGTAAGGAGCGACATGCCCACGAAAGCACTCCGTTGGCCGATGCTGGGAGTTGTGAGGCGCGATGTCTTGCGAACCGCTCCCGGTACGCGCGGGCCGTGGCCTGCTGCGTGGGCGGTGAATTGTCGCGTAGACGACAACATCGACAGGCGTCTACGCGGCGGGAGTCGTCCCGGTCTGACGAAATACGTTGCCGACGACATGGGGACGACGATCGCCGACATTGCCTCGATCGACGTGTCGAGTGCAGCCAGCGGGGCCAGCGAAGTGCTGTTCGTGCTGGTGGATTCCGCGGTCAAGACGGTGGAGGGGGGGACGACCACGACACAAGTGGCCTACCTGACCACATCTACAGGTGACATTGTCACCGACACATCGGGGAATCAGATCACGGTCGGCACCGGTTCGGCTCCGTCGTCCGGTTTCCTGGTGACTGGGCAACAAATGGTGTTCGCCGTCACGACGAGCGGCATCACCAAGATGGACCCGAAGACCGGGCAGACCGACACCCTGGTTACGAGCGGTGGAACGATTCCCACGAGTTGCACGTTCGGGGCGGTTTACCGTGATCGCATGTGCCTGTCTGGTGCCGACAACACGGTCTACATGAGTCGGCAGGGGGACTACACCGACTGGGACACGGGCGTCCATGTTGAGAACCGGGGCCGTCCCGTGCCGTTTCAGTTGGCTCTGGGGGCGGACATTGGCCCGCTTCCGACGGCGATGATCGCGCACAAGGACGCCACAATGCTTGTGGCATCGCCACAAAGTCTGTGGCTTTTGTCAGGTGATCCGGCTGCGGATGGGAGTCTGCGGCGGATTTCCGAGAACGTGGGCATCATCGGCGATCGGGCATGGTGCAAGGTGGAAGACACGGTCTTCTTCCTGGCTACGGACGGCGTCTATCACGTCGGAGCGGACGGTTCCGGCCTGACGCCATTGTCCGAAGTGACGGTTCCCGAAGAACTCCGGGACGTGGACACATCAACAACGA